ATGACCGCAGACTACAAGCTCACCGCCGACCGCACCGTCGCCGTCGACACCCGCAACGAGTGGCAACCGATGTCGACGTGCCCCCTGGGCGTGAAGGTCCAACTCCTCAACCCCGGTGGCGTCGCAGTGTACGGCACCGTCAGTGGCCGGGATCGGGGGATGTGGGGCGGCTGGCACCCGATCCCCCGCCGGCCGCGCACGCAGCCCGATCAGCAGTGATCTGCGCGAGCAGCCGCGTCACTTCGCCGTCGCGCTGCTCGACCAGTCGTCGACCCTCTGCAACCAGCGCGACGCCCTCGCCGAGAAGTCCGGCGAGATCCGGGGCGGGATCGCCTCCACGCTCGGGGGCAGCGGGGTCAGCCGGACGGGTGGTGCCACTACCGGCGGACAGGGCGGCGGCGATCTGTGCGCGCAGCCGGCGGACGAGATCAGCGTCATCGCGGCGGCCAGCGTCGAGGCGCGCCTTCTCCAGGGTCCATGCATGTTCAGCCTCCTGCTGACGGGTTGCGTGCGCAGCCTGGGCTGCGGACAGGATCTCGGCGTGGCGCCGGGCGGCGTCTACGCGCTCGGCGCGCTCGGTGGCTACCCTCGCCTCGGCCTCGGCCAGCGACGCCCGTAGCGACCCGATCCTGGCCTGCTGGACGGCCACGGTGAGCAGGAGCGCCCCCAGCACCGCGCCGACTGTGCCGTAGAGCCAGGCACGCGGCGTCATACGCTGATCTCGACGAAGGTCAGGTTCGGCGCCGCACCTTCGATCGCGCCGTCGCGGAAGAAGACCCGCTGGCCGACGGTCGCCGCGCCGCGCGCCTGGTCCCGGCCGCCGCCGGGGAGTTCGATGATCGCCACGCCGCCGGACACCGAGATCACGGTGCCGACTTGAAGGGGCCGCTGCGGCAGCAGTCCGAGCAGCCGCCGGTAGGGGTTCATGCTCACGGGTGAGTCTCCAGGGTGATCGTCTGACGGAGGTCCGCGCCGGCCCCGCTCGCGTCGACCGAGACGGCACGCACCAGGCCGAGCCGGGTCGTCGTGCCGTCCACGTAGCGGACGAGCTTGCCCGGCGGGATCACGCCGGTCGCCGCCAGCACCGGCAGCGACAGCCGGACCGCCGCCTGCCGGCCGGTGTCCCCGAGGACGGCGATGCCGCGCTGGCGCGCCGCCTCGACGGCGGTGATCAGCGGGTCGGTCACCAGCGGCGCGACGAGGTCGCCGGCCGTGCCGTCGCGGGTGACCTGGCCCAGCACGCCCTGCGCGGTGCCCGACACGAACACCCGGTTGTAGTCGGGGCGCTCCTGCCACTCCACCGACTCGCGCGTCATCACGGCGGACGGGATCTCGTAGTCCGGCGTCGCGGTGTTCCACGCCCAGGGTGCGACCGGGTAGCGCAGCAGCACGCGCAGGGTCTGCGCGGTCGGGTGCGGCTGGATGTACGCGCCGGCCGCACCCGCGATGGCGTTCACGCCTTCGATATAGGTGCCCTGCATTGCGAACGCGCCGGCCGGCACCAACCAGTCGGTGATGCCCCAGTCGATGTCCCAGCCGAGCGGCACGCCGTTCACTGTCAGCACGTCCGCCATCAGTTGCTGCGCAGTCCGCTGGGCGTCGTTGGCGAACGACAGGACCGGCGCGTAGGGGGCCGACAGGATCGCGTTCCGGCCGCGCCCCGACACCCGGATCGACGCCTTGCCGAAGGACCGCTCGCGCGCGACGTTCTCGGCGAGCAGCCGGTAGGAATTGCCGTTGATCGACGCTTCGAGTTCGACGATCCCGTTCGAGTCCGGCAGCACGTCGTCGAGCGCGCTCGCCGGCAGCGAGGCGCTGAACGCCCACGTCCACGAATCCGCGTCGATGCTCAGGGACAGGCTCAACGTCGGCAGCGCGAGGTTGTTGCTCACGCGCCGCAGGATGATGTCGTTCACCACGATGTACACACTCCGGATCGGAACGATGACTGTGGCCGGCGGCGGATCCGGATTGCCGGGGTCGTCATGGTTCTCGCAGAAGAAGAGCAGCCCGGTGTTCGTCGACCAGGGCGTCGAGAACAGGAGATGCGGGCTGGGCGTGTAGCAGAGTTCCGGATTCGGCGGAACGATCGGCGGGACGTAGGGGCCACCGTTCGGCGGCACGGCCCGCTCGTAGACGCCGCGCGCCGCGACGGCGCCGCTGCGCGCGTTCGCGTAGCTCGCGAGCAGGCGCGCGTGCAACTCGGTAGCCTCGCGGTACGGCACTCGGCTTCGAGCGCGTGCGGTCGGGTCCGCCACCTCGAACGCCGAGCGCCGGGTCAGCACCGCAGGCGCACCCCGCCGGAAGCCGCTCGCGCGCGAGTCGTGCAGCGCGTCGGCCGACTGGAACGACGAGCGCCGCGTCCACTGCGCCACCCGAGCGGCTTCGGTGAACACGCTGACGAGGCGCGCCCCGCTGGGCGTCGCAGTTCGGTGCCCAGCCACCGTAACGGCCTGCACGGGCGCGCCGGCCTGGTTGGGCGACTCCACCCCCGCCGGCAGCGCGTCGGTGCCTTGGTGGCGGTGCTGGCGGCCCGTGGCGACCGCGCTCGCGGCCTGGAAGCGCGTGCGCCCCCGGCCGACCGTCGGGCGCGACGTGTCCGAGTCGTACCGCGCGCTGACGACCATCGTCAGACCGGGCATCGTGCCGGTGACCGTCGCCTCTTCGAACGGGCCGACATCCGCGACGAACGACAGCGGCGGGAGCGTACCCGCGAGCGTCGCCGACTCGTCGGGGATCGACGTGATGTCGTCCCCGAAGACGAGGTCTGCGGGAAGCCCGAGCGGTAGCCGCTCGAAGACGAGATCGACGGGGTTCGTCACGCGAAGGTGGCGCCGACCAGCAGGACGCGCCCGCCCTGGTAGAGCGTCGCGGCCGACACGACGATCTCAGTCGACGCGCCCGGCCCACCAGCGTCGCAGTCGAGGACGTGCGCCCCATTGCCGTTGACGATACGCGCCCAGGTGGGCTGGCCGGTCGCCACGATCAAGCCCGGCGCGAACTGCTGGATCGTAAGCGCACCGTTCGACACCTCCGCGCTCGCCGGATTGAGTTCGATCTCGACGAGTAGCGGCGACCCCGGCGCGGCACCGTTGACCGGCCGCGTCGCACCGTAGATGCGGAGCTTCGGGCGGGCTGTGCCCGCGATCATCAGCGTCCGCGATCCTTCCAGTCGCGCATCCGCATGTGCTTGCGAAATGCTGATCACGACATCGCCTCCGGGATGAGGTTGTCTGCCACGACTGCGCGATAGTTTTTCGCGTAGTCGTAGGTGATCACGCTATAGCGACGTGCCGGATCGATTCGGTCAAAGACGTAGTCTCCGGTCGTCGCGTCGCTCCACGTCTCGCGCATGATGATGTTCGTCGTCTCGTCGAGCAGCAGAACGCGCCTGCGCAGCGGCACGTTGGAAGGCGTCGCCTTCTGCTTCACCGTGCCAGCGATCACCCCTCGACCGAGGAACACCGTGTCTCGCCGGGGCCGCACACCTAGTGATCGCCGCGCAATCGGTGCAGCCGGGAACGAGAAGTTCAGCAGCGCGCGAACTAGTTTGCTGCGCGCCCTCGCGCTGACCTCTTTGTACTCGAAGGCAGAAGTGGGAACCGTGAAGTTGGCGGTGTAACGCGGCACCCCGATCGTCACGCGGAACTCGTCGAGGTAGCCTCGGTAGCTCGTATCCGAGGAGGCAAGTCGCGTATCGCTACCGATCGCGACGTGCTTCATTCCGCCTCCGTTGTTGACGGCGCCCGCCCAGGTCGTCTCCGCTTCCTTCTGCCCGTTGATGAACATCCGCCATACGGAGGATTCATCCCTCGTGACAGCGAAGTGCAGCGACCCAGCCCCGCGAGGGTCCGTCGTGCTTTCGAGAACCTTCGTGTTACCCGCCGTGTAGTTCGCGGCGAACGCCGACAGCTTTCCAGGCGAGTCGTTCTTGTTGTCTACGCATAGCGCAAACGCACCCGCCTTCCAGTTGTAGGTGTTGTCGGGAAACGCTACGAACAGAAACGGATACAGCCCCGGCTGAACCGCGTCGGCGTTTATCCACCCCTCAATGCAAAACGGCGAGTCACCGAAGTTCGCAACTCGCGTGTCCTCGCGATAGATCGCGTCACCGTTCGCAGCGAAGCGGATAGACCGGCTACCAAACTGCTTCCACGTCGTCGAAAGCGCCACCGAGCCATTAAGCGACCAAACACCAGGCGCCCCCGCCCTATCGACGACGGACGACTCGTCCGCGTTCGGGAACGCCTCGAACGGCAGTAGGGTCGTCGTCAGGTCGAAGTAGGGATCCGCCACGACTTACCTCCACGGGCCGGTGATGTCGAACGCGGTCGTGCAACCGGCTGAGTCCGAGTTGTAGTGCGAGTAGATCAGCGCGACGTTCCGATTCGGCAACGTCGCGATGTTCCCCACGACCGTCAGATCCGGATATGGTCGGAAATGCGGCACCCAGTACATGCCCGGCATGTCGCCGCGAATGTTGTAGTCCTCCTGCCGGCACATCGTCGGGATTAGGATGAGGCTGTAGTCCGGCCCGTTCGGGAACGGGATAACGCCCGGCTCACTCGAACCCGAAACGCTACTCAGCGTCCCCACCGTAGACCATCGAATATGGTTGCCAACTTGCGTATGGGAGCGCAGCAGAACCTTGCCCTGGTACGACGCGTGCCGCGCGAATCCATACTCATTGAAACCGCCCGGTTGGGGCATGTAATTCGAATTCCCCGCGTAGTTGTCATCGGCGCACAGAATCGTGTGCGTCTGATCACCGGGTCGATACGAGTTGATGTCGCCGAAGCAGTACTGCGCACGACCTGTACCACCCCATCCATATTGGATGAACAGGTAAAAGAGGCGATCGTCGCCGACAATCACCCAGTTCCTAGCGAAGCTGCCGCCGTCGCCGTAGTTCTCGTAGCCGTACTGGCGGGCGAAGTACCACTTATGCCACCCCCACTGCCCTCCGCTTACCTGCTCCCAGTTCTGCGTAGGAGCAGCCGGGTCGAACGGTGCCTGGATGCCAGTGATCGTATCGATGTCCGACATCGCGCTGACGATGCCGACGTTCCCCCACTTCGCCCAGTTCGTGTCGTAGTCCGGCGTCTTCAGCCCGTCGTTGACCAACAGCATGTTGCCGGTCGACTGCGGATTCTTCGACCGATATGCGCGCTTGTTCGTGCCGGTGAATGCGGCCTCGAAGCCGAGCGGGCTGACGCGAGCCGAGATGGTTCCGGACACCGTCGTCACGCCGTTCGGGGCGGGGAACTGGAAGCTCGTCGCGGTGCGCGCCGTGACGCGGAACTCGTCGTTCATCGCCGACTGCACGGCGCCGCCGAGCTTTATGACCTGATCGACTTGGAAGACGTGTCCGGCGGTGACCGTCGCGGTCGCAACGCCACCGGAGATGCTGATCGAATCGACGCTCACCAAACCGAAGCCGTTGACGAGAATCGCGTCGAGCAGCGACGTGAGCGAACCCCACGCGGGCGTCACCGACGGGGCGCCCGGCATGTTGCTGTGGAAGTACTTGACCGGCGAAGCGACTGCCATTGGAGTGTCCTTTGATCGCGATTAGGCTGCGTCCACGTCGCCGCGAATCAGCAGGGTGAAGTCGTCGTTCGGTACCGTCTCCGGTCCCTGGAGAATCGTCCGCACGACCCACACCGGGAACGACGCGGCCACGGAGTTGAAGCGCAGCACGTTGCCAGCAGCCCAGCCCAATCCCCAGCCGAGCGCGGGAATCGTGAAGTACGGCACGCCGGTCGCCGGATTCGTCGGCGAGCAGTCGGTCGACGTGTTCCCGGTAGCGATCACGCCCACGTTCTCGCCGATCACGTTGAACGCCGTGTTCGACGTGAACACGATCGCCCACCGCTCGGTAATCGCGCCCTTGTTCGTGACGACGATCGGGTAGACCGTGTCGTTGAACGTGGCCGGCGCAGAGTTGCCTGCAACGATGTCGCCCCAGGCGTTGCCCCAGGTCTGCTGGTCGAAGATGGTCGAGATCCGCGACTTCAGATCGCCCGTGACGAGCGCCGACGAAACGTAGCTCCCGACCGGATACGCGTGCGTGAGCGGGCGGGTGAACGTGAGCGCACCCGTGATCTGCACGTCGCTGATCAGCGCCATGTCTTCGATGCGATGCTCGACACGAACCGGCTGCGAGTAGCCCGACACGTTCGTGAACGTGACCGTGCCAGCTTCGAGATCCGCCGTGTAGCCGGTGGTGATCACCGTGCCGTTGTTGCCAAGCACGCGCACCCGCGAGAGCCGCACGCGACCGCAGTTCACCGTCTGCCCGTTCGACACCGTCAGGGCGTTCGTCGTGCCGGTGTGCCCGACGACAGCGAAACCACCGGGGCGGAACACCGGCACGCGCCCGTCCGTCGGCAGACGCACCGGATCGATGCCGATGATGTCGGCGTCGAGCGGCAGGTACGAGTAGGCCGTCGCGTTGTAGCGGATGCTGTTCAGCTTGAACAGATCGCGCGGGATCGTCGTCAGACCCGAGATCCCGAGGTGCGAAAGGTCGACGTTCAGCGCCGGATCGCCGTTCGGGTTGACCCCGTACAGTTGCACTAGGCCGTACTCGTAGTCGACTAGACCTTTGATCCGCGTCCCGTTGATCTTTCCGTCGATACCTGCGGTGACGTTGAACGTCGTACCGTCCTGCATCGTGCCGAGGATCGAAAGCGTTCCCGAGCGGATGGGCTGCGACGCCGTCCGGAAGAACGTGTCGAACGCCGTGAACGGAGCGACAGGAGTGTCGCCGGGGGGCGAGATGACACCACGCCAGTCGATGATCTCCGACGACTGACCCGACGGCCAGTAGTTCAGTTGCACGACGCCGAGCAACGCCTGCACGTTTCCGGCGGGCGTTCCGATACCCGTATTCGGATTGACGTTGTAGCGCAGAGTATTGTCGGTGATCTGATCGAACAGGATGCTGCCGATCTTGAACGACACGCCTTTCAGCGAGTAGTTCGCCACCATGATCGTGCGAGCGAACATGTTCGACACGGTCACGTTCAGCGTCGAGCCGCTACCCGCGTCGACCGAATATTCGACGGCGACCTCCGCCGAAGTGACTGCGAAGCTCCGCGACACCTGACCCGAATATTGTCCGCTGGTCGCGTAGATGTCCCACGCTCGCGTCCAAGTGCCATAAATCGCACCTGCGACGACAATCGGACCACTAGCGTCCGGCTTGGTCAGCGTGATGTTCTGATCGACGTTGATTACGCCAGTCGCGTAGTTGATCGTGCCGCAAGCCACAGCGACACCGCTACCTGGGTCGTTAAAGACCAGCGTACCTGCCCCGGTGTCACGCACCTCGACGGAGTATGACTTGGTCGCGAAAGAAAGAATCGAGTACTGAATCGTGCTGGTGTAGTTCACGTTCCCATGGAGCGTGAACCGTACGCTGCGAGGCGCGATATTCGTCGCACCGATGGATCCGTTGATCGTCGAAACCGAGTTGCCCGACTCGGAATTCTTCCGAGTCAGCGCGATGCCGATGACGGTGTCGGGCGGCGGAAGAAGGTTCGGGCTGAAGTAGATCACGCCCGCGTTGTAGTCGACGCTGCCGGTTGCGTCTCCGGTAAGGCCGCCTGTCCCGTTGTCGGTCGCCGTGTAGGTGGTCCCACCCCAAGTCCATTCAATCGTGACGTCGCTCGGCTTGATCTTCTTCGAGCCAGGCGAGTCGGTGATGACGCCGTCGGAGTTGATCGGTACGAACAGCCGGCCGCTGTTCCGCAGAAGCGTGTTTGACGCAGCGACCGTCGCCGCATTCGAGAACGACTGGATGACGATCGCGCTGCCCGAATCGGGGAGCGCACCCAGCGTAATGACCACCGACCCCGACGAGTAGCTGACGGTGCCACCGCCGACCGACGAGTCGTTGCCGGACAGAACGCCAGCGCCGGTATCGCGCAGCACGTACCAGCGACCCTGCGCCAGGTAGATCACCGACAGCGTGCGCGGCAGCGGCACGTTCTCCATCGTCAGCGCATACGACTGGCTGCGATTCTCGGGGGTGATCCGGATCGCACGCTGTTCGGTGATGAGGTCCGGCGCCGCTGCTGGGGTGAAGGCGATCGTGTGCGTTCCGGACGCGGTTCCGAATACGTTCGTCGTCAGCGTCAGGATCCCGTTGTCGTAGTCCACGATGCCGACTTGCGTCGACCCGTTGACCAGCAGGCCACCGCTGTCCGTCAGCGTGACGCCGCCGCGAGTGAGGCTGAACGAGCCGGGCAGGATCGCACCGCCGACGTGCAGGTTCAGCGAGGTCGTGAACGAGGCGGACAGCGTGCGGGTCACGGCGGCGCCGGTCGCAACGAGCGCGGTCGACAGCCCGTTCGTGCGAACGTCGGAGATCGGCGTCTCGGTCTGCGCGCTCGGGACAAGCTGCGTGAAGATCGACGACGCCTGCACGGTGAAGTCGCCGAATGCCGCCGCTGCGGTCAGCGGCGCAGCGCCGACGTACGTGCCGGCATCCGCGACGATCGTGTCGCGGATCTTCGTGCCATCCGGCAACTGCCGGGTGAACTTCCGGGTCGCAGGCGAGCCGGTGAAGTTCTGCCGAAGCGCGTCGGAAATGTTGATTGTGACGATGCGGGCTTCGTAGTCCTTCTGCGAATCCGGATCGTAGAAGAGTCGAATGACGGAAGTCACAGCCGTCGCGCGGACGTACTGGAGTTTCTCGGTGTTCAAGCCCTCGTTCTGAATCAGCACCAGGGTCTGACCAATGTTCGGCAGCACTTCCTCGGGTCGCTGAAACAACTGGATCACACGCTGGCCGGCGATGTGGTTTTCCCACAGGAAGCCGCCCCACTCGCCACCCTGGTTGAGGTACGCCTCGACGCGGGTCGTCGCCTGCGCTCGCGTGTCGAAGAATCCTTCGCTCGCGAACATCGTGACGCTGACGCGCGGGTCGTCCGGCGGATCGGCCACGATGACGTTGCCGCCGAAATACGTGTCGTTGTCGGTGGTCTGAATCGACGCGAAGACCTTGCGCAGATTCACTCGGCCGCCAGCGCGGTCGAGTTCCGAGATGTCCGGGAAGATGCTGTTGCTGACGCCGTCGGTGATGAGCGTCGGGCTGGGTGCGCCGCCGCCCTCGGGCACGTCGAGCATGACCTTCGAGGCGACGAGCTTAACGTCGGACGCAGTGATTGCCACGCTTAGACCTCCATCATTCGCAGCACGACACGGAACCAGTCGTCACTGACTTGGTCGCTGTAGAAAACGACCGGGGTTGCTTCGACAGCCGATCCGTCTTCGTGCCGGAACATCACGGTCCGAGCCGCACCGGAAAGTGTAAGCGTCATGGTCTTACCGGGCGTGGCGGCGAAATTTCGCAGCGAATCGACGACGCCCTTAGTCACCCAGCCGCTGTTCTCGTCGACCGATTGCAGCGTGATCGGCCTGCCTCCGACGCGCGCAGCGGCACTCACCACCAGGGCGCCACTAAGGGTTCGCTCGACGGTCTGCTCGACGGGGTGCCAGTTGTACTCGTCGGACCATGCGAGGTCCGGATTCAGCACGATCGTCTGCGTCTGCGGGATGTCGGAAAGGGTGATGCTCATCGTGCGGTCCCTGCGGAGTCAGCGAGTTGACGAAGGACGGATTCGAGGTTCGCGGCCGAGGCCGCATCGGCGACTCGAACCTGCGACGTGCGCCCCGCGATATTGATGTTCACGATCTGCCCGGCCGGCGCGGCGGGGGCATTGCCCGTCGCAGCGGGCGTCTGCGTCTTGCGCTTCGCATCCCGATCCGCCTGCTCGACCTGGCCCACTGCGCGGTCGAGAATCTGACGCAGCGACAGCACGCGCGACTCCATGTCGGCCATGCCGGCGAGCGACACCGCCGTCGAGTTCTGCTGCGAGATCGCGAGGTTCTGCTCGGCCGCCGCGAGCGCGGCGCGGATCTGCGGGAGATCCTGGGCAGTGAACTGGTCCCCGCGCGCGGCGCGATCTTGGATCGTGAACGGCAGCGTCGAGTCGACCGGCCCCGTCTGCCCGGCCAGCCGCTGACGCTGCTCGTCGGTGCGACCGTCAGCGCCGCGAACAGTCGAGGTCATCTTGTTCGACGCGTCGGCCTCGCGCTGCGCCGCGTCGGCGTTGCGGCTGCGCGCCGCCGCCTCACGATCGATGCTGCTCGTCAGGTCATCGCGCGCCCTCGCGTTCTCGCCGAGCGCCTCGGTGCTACGCTTCGTGTCGTCGAACTCGCCCTTGAGATCCTCGCGACGCGCTCGGATCCGCGCAAGCTCTTCCTCGCGCGACTTAATCGTGACGCCGATGATCTCGGCTTCCTTCGACTTGATCTCGGCGAGCTTGATCTGCGTGTCGAGTTCGATGCGCTTGGCTTCGGTCAGCGCCCCGCGACTCTCCAGTTCCGCACGCTGCGCCTTCGCGAGTTCGATCGAACCCTGCGCTTCGATACGCATCGCCTCGGCCTTCAGCTTGTCGATGGCGATCTCGATTTCCTTCTGCCGGATCAGTGCGATGCGAAGGCTATTCTCCAGCCCGAGCCGACGCGCACGCTCCTCGTCCGACTTGGCCTGCTGCAATTGCAGTTGCAGTGCCGCGACCGCGATGGAGTTGTCGGCGATCTTCGATCGCGTGACCGCGTTGACCTTTTCGGTCTGATCGCGCAGCGCGTCGTTGTAGCGCGCCGCAGCGACTGCCGCCTGCTCCTGTGCCTTGCGGAAGTCGTCCTGCGTAGCGGCGCCGAGCGCGAGCGCGGTCTGCGTGGCAGCAACCACGCGGTTCGCCTGCTCCAGCTTCGCGCGGAACTCTTCCACGCGACCCGCGTTGTCCTCGAACGCGAGCTTGCTCTTCTCCAAGGCGAGCCGCAGGGTCGTGTAACCGTCGGCCTGCGCGCGAGTCGCCTGCGCGTCGGCGGTGGCCTTCGCGAGCTTCTGCTCCAGGGCGTCGAGGTTCTGCTTGGCACGCTCCGCGAGCGTGCCCTCTTCGAGCGCGAGTTGGCGCGTCGCCTCAAGCTGCGCGGCCAGGATCCCGGCGTACGCTTCCCGCGCCTTGGCTTCCGCCTCGGTGGACGCCCGCAGGAGGTCGTTCGACTGGATCTGCGCACCGATCAGTTCGACCTCGTTCCCCTGGATCTTCGCGAGGTCGACGATCTGCGCAGCTTGTGCCTCGACGGCCTTGGTCGCCTTGCCACGAACGACGACTTCGTTCTCGGCGGCGGTCGCCAGCGTGCCCATCTGCACGCCGAGTGCGACGATCCGCGAGCCGAGGTTCTGCGTCGTGTCCCCTGCGATCTGCTGCGCCTTCGACACTGCCGTCTGAGCAGCCTCGTATCCGAGCGCGATCGCAGCAGTCTCGACGTACTTTGCGCTCAGGGCAGCGACTTCGACGCCGGCAGCAGTGGCTTTCGCGCCGGCCTGCTCCGTGGCATTGCCCGCCGCGATAAGGCGCTGCGCCGCCTCGCCTGTCGGTTCGAGCAGTGCTTCGAGGGAGTCGCGCATCGTCTGAATCCGCGCGTCCGACTTCTCGACTTCCTCCGTGAAGAATTCGAGTGCTTCGGTGCCCTTCCCGCCCAGCGCAAGGAAGGCCGCAGCCGCCGCCTTGCCGACGAGGAAGAACCGCTCGGCGAGCGTTGCCAGTGCGATTGCGACCGTTCCGACGGCGCCGCCGAGTAGCTTGATCGCGCTGGTGAGGACCGTGATAAATCCCGCCTCACCGATCGACTGAGCGACGATCGTCAGGGTCGTCTTGAACCTGTTCCACGACGCTTGAATGCCGTCCGTCTCGGCGGTCAGCGTCTGCAAGCCCTTCGTGAAGGCCGGGAAGAAGTCACGCGCGGCTAGGTTCCCCGACTCGACGAGCTTGATCAGTTCGGCGTCGGTGATGTTCAGCCCTTTCGCCGTCAGCGTCAGGGCACCAGGCAGGGAGTCGCCGAGTTGCTGGCGAAGCTCCTCCATCGAAACCACGCCCTTCGAAGCGATCTGCCCGAGCGCATCGATAGCGAGCGTTGCGCGCTGTGACGAAAGTCCCAGCGTGGCCGACGCCTGCGCGACGGCCTTGAACAGCGCATTCGACTGCGCAAGCGGAATGTTCGACGACTGCGTCGCGGCGTTGAACCGCACGAACGAATCGCTGATCTCCCCGATCGCGAGGCCGGTGCTTGCGGCGGTGGCGCGCAGGAACGCGATCTGCTGGCTCGCGATCTCCGACGACTTGTAGACCGCCGACAGACCGCGCGTCATCGTCTCCGCTTGGACGTTGACGACGATGAACTGGCGACCCAACTCCTTAACGCGCTCGACCAGCGCACCGACGGCGTCTGCGACGAGGTTGCCGGCTGCGATCTGCCCGATGGAGTTTCGGAACAGGTTCGCCGCCTTGTCGGTCAGCGTCAGTTCGTTCCGGACGCCGCGAAGGTCACGCTCCAGTTCGGCGATGCGCGCCTTGCCGGCGGACATCGCGCTCGCGAGCGCGCTACCCGTCTGCCCAGACTCGTCCTGCACCCGCTGCATGGCGGCGCGGACTTGCAGGATCTCAGCTTCGAGTTCCTTGACGCTGCGCACCCCGAGCGTGCCGAAGGCTTCGTCGAGGCCGCGCGCGGCGTCGCGGGCCTTCGCTTCGAGGAGCTTGGTCGCGTCCGTCGCTTCCTGGGCGGCCTTCTTCTCCGCGTCGGCGCGGATCGCGGCCTCGCGCTTGACCGCCGCGCTGATGTCCTGTTCGATGGCAATCCGCTCGTCGGCCGCCTTCTTGCGCAGAGCAAGCTGGGCGGCCTCTTGGATCGCTGCGAGGCGCGACTCCTCCGCTGCCTCGGCCTGGGCACGACGGGCCGCTTCCAGGGCGTCCTGAGCGGCCAGGGCGGCCTTGCCGGTGCCGTTGAGGGCGGCGATCACCTGGGCCTGTGCGGCGGCGAGGTTGTCGGCCGCCAGCCCGAGCGCGTTGACCGACTGGGCGGACGCGGCGAGGATCTGCTCCTGCTCGGTCAGCGCCTTGGTCTGATCGTTGACCGAGCGCACGCTGCGCTCGTAGGTCTTCTGTAGCTTCGCCTGCGCGGCCTCGGCTGCTTTGAGCGCAGCCGTCTCGTCTGCGAGGGCGTTCTTCGCCTGCTCGACGGCGGCTTTCTGCGCGACCTTCTCGCGCGTCAGCCGCTCCATCTCCTGCCGGAAGTTCGCCGCGCGCTCGCCGTTCGAGTCGTAGGTCTTGCCGAGGATCTCAATCTGCCCGCGCAGATCGGCCAGGCCAGCCTTCGCCTCGGTGTATGCGGTGGCCGCGTTCGCCTGTCGCGTCGCGGCCTCTTGCGTCGCCTGCGCGAGCGCGTCGAGGTTCGCGCGCAGCGCCGTCGACTGCTCCGCAGCGGCGGCCTGCGCGACGCGAAGCTCGTCCACGCGCGCGGAGAGCGACTCGAAGTTGCGCAGCGCATCCGCCTGCTGCCCGAGGCGACCGATCTCCTCGGCCAGTTGCTGGAATTCCGGCGCGGCTTCGCCAGCCTCGTTCCCGAGCGCGAGAACGCGCTGCTGGAGTTGCTGGATTTCTTCCGACCCGAGCGTCTCCACGCTCAGGGTCATTTTCACGTCGCGCTGATTCGCCATTCGTCGGCTCCGAAAATAAAAAACCCGCCAGCGTCAGACCGACGTGGCGGGTTCGGGTCGCGGGCGCAGACCCCGCCCGAGAGACGAATCGTCAGCCGACGCTGGTCATCTGCACGACGGAAGCCGGCTCGGTGAACCCGGTCGGCGTCTTCATCCGACCCGGCAGCGAGATCGACGCGAAGTTGTCTTGCAGGAAGTCGAACGCGCTGTCGGCGGCGATGATCGCCTCGTACACCGTGACGCGGTACGGGAGGTCATCGGCAAAGTTCTTGCCGACCAGCAGGAATCGCGCACGAAGTTGCGGCGAGGTCATCGCCTTGATCTCGTTGCCGGTGGTGGCCTGGTAGCTGCCGGAAACCTTGATGACCTCGTTCACGGTCACCCGCGTCGAACCGGGCAGCACCTTGATCCAGCCCAGTTGCTTGTCGACGATGAAGTCCTCGCCCTCGACCAGCGACGTGTTCGTCGAATCCTGGGCGGTGATCGTCGCGAAGAACGCCTTCGACAGGGGATACCAGCGGTCGAAGGCCGCGATGGTCACGTTCTCGTTGGTGATCGTGCCGGCGGTCTGCGACACGGCGGCGGTGGTGCCCAGCAGCGCGATGGCGAGGGACTCCTTGTTGACCTCGGGGAGGTCGACGGTGAGGTCCGCCGGTTGGGGGATGGTGACCGATTCGATCACCTGGCCGTACGTGCTGCGCCCCTTCGAGGTCATCTCGACGAGGTTCACGTTGGGCTTGATTTCGAATTTCGAGCACTCGTACGGACCTTCGTACGGGAGCGGCGCACCGTTGACGAAGCGGGCGATGTACAGGTCGCCGGAACCGAGAAAACCGCGAGCAGCCATTTGAAGATTCTCCTAAGAGCGCCGAAGGTCGAACATCGAAGCTCGACGGATGCGGCGATTTTGCCCCACAAAAGTTGGGCGCGAATGCGGCGAAATTTCTGCCGAATTAGGGGTTCGCGAGATCCTCGGCGAACGAGACTCGGATCGCGATACGAGCCTGCACCAGGGCGGCGCCATCGGGCCGAGGGCCGATGTCCTTTCCTAAGTACTCGACCTCCGCGACGGTGCCTCCGAGCGTTCGTCCGCCCGTGAACATCGCGCGCTTCATGTCGCGGATCATCTTGTGAGCTTGCGTGTTCGGGTTGTCCGGATCGCACACGTCGAACGCGTCGATCACGTACATCTGCGTCGCCTTGATCTGCGCGGTCTGCGTCCTGCCGGCGGTGTCGACGACCTCGTCGCCGCCCTCGACAAGCTGCACGCACGGCGGCTCGTCGTCGGCGGGAATGCGGCGCCGGCCGCGCTGCACGTCACGGCCGATGTCCGTCTCGCAGCCGTTCGAGATCCGGATGCCTTCCAGGCGCCGCGCGATCTCGTTGGCGATGTCTTCACTCTTCACGAACACGGTCATCGCATCAGATCCTCGAACGTGCGGCTCGCCTCTTCGAGGACCGCGTCACGCAGTTCGCCCGAGACGCGATCTTCGATTCGCCCGGCCGCCACGCGAAATAGTTGATAGACGGACGGGCCGTAAAGCGCCTGGACGCCCTGTCGTGGCGTCTTGCGCTTCTCGCCCTCCTTCAGCCGGCCAGGCGCGCCGGTCCCCTCGAAGACGACGGGGCTACCGTCCGACGTATGCACGATGCCGGGGATCGTGAAGGCCCGCCGGATCGGCTTCGCATTGCCGCGCCGCACCTCGACTCGGATACCCGCCGCCTTCTCGCCCGGCCCGATGCGGCGAGCGGGGTCGCCCCTGCGTGGCTCCCACAGCGGCCACGGGCCGACCGCGATGCCACGTTCCGCGCCGTCCGACTCACTCCACCTGGCGGTCTTGGACAGTTGCAGCGCCCCGTAGTGCCCGAGGCCCGTGATGTCCACGCGCGCCCCGCTCGCGATGATCTCGGCGGTGGGGCGTGCCTTCGTCGCCTCCCGCAACTCCATCCTGCGTCGGATGTAGCTGTCGGTGAGGTTCATGTCGGCGGTGATCGTGTCCCGCGACAGTTCGTACGCCGATTTCGCGACTTCGTTGACGGTGTCGACGAGCCGCTCGCCGAGGGACTCGCTGCTGATCTCGCCCAGGCGCTGCGCAAGCTCGTTGACCGCTGTCGCGTCGACCTTGATGGCGAACAGATTGCGACGGGCCACGTCAGACCTTGAGCAGGACGAAGCGGCGGAACGCTCCCGCGTCTTCGAGCAGCATGTCGAGCCGGTAGATACGATCGCCGACCGTCAGCGCGTCGCCGATCTTCGGGTTGTACTCCGACGAGATGGTCGCGACGGACCGAATGCTCGACAGGTTGCGCGACTCGCGCACGGCTTCGAAGTTGGTGTCGAGGCCCGTCAGTTGCAGACCGTCCTCGACGTTGACCACGCACGGCACCGACCCACGCAGAAGAGCGCCCTCGCCTAGTGCAGCGAGGGCGCTCTCTGTTGCTCGACGGAAGATGTCGAGCATCGCCGCTTACGACGCGGTCAGCTTGATGACCGACTCGGGACGCGTGCAGAGGGTGATGGGGTTCGACTGGGACTCCAGTTCGACGCCCTTGTTCATCCGCATCATCTCCTGCTTCGCGTAGTACGGCAGGCCGGTGGTGTTCACCGTCTCCATGTAGTCGGCCGGCGCGAAGTCGGTCGTGAACAGGCCCGGCACGCCCAGCGGGAAGGCGTACGCCTCGCCGGCCGGGATGAAGTCCATCGCACCGACGCCGCCGATGTACTCTTCGAACACCACGCCGCCCATCTCGAATGTCGTGCCCTGCTGGTCGCGGGCCAGGCTGTTCTGCTGGTAGAGTTCGAACGCCTTCGCGACGCTGGCGTGAGCGATCAGCGAGTCGAAGAACGTCTCCGAGCAGAAGACGTGGACGCGCTGGTACGACAGGCCACCGAGCGCGGCCTGCACGGCGCGCCGCAGAGCGATCAGCTTCGAGCGCACGGCGGTGGTGGCCGTCGACAGCGCGAAGTTCTGCGAGGCTTGCGTCATGCCGAAGGCGTCGTACACGTCCAGCAGTTGCGTCGTGCCGTCCGCGTCCATGACCTTGCCCTTGATCGCGCCGATCCGCTGGTACTCCAGGGTCAGGTCGAGTTGGGCCTTCATCTTCGCGAGCTTCTTGTTCACGACGGCCTGGACGGCTTCGACTTCCGTCTCGCTGCCGAAGGCACGCACGCCCTGCACCTCGTCCGCCAGCACCGAGCCGCGCTGCGGCAGATGCACGGCGTTGACCGAGATCAGCGAGCGCGGCTTGAGCGTCACCGGCTCGCCCGAGGAACCGCGCGTCGCGGCCGGGACGAGCTTCAGCGACTGGCCGTCGCGTTCGATCATCATGGAGGTGGTCGAGATGCCGCCCTCCTCGAACAGACCGAGTTCGCCGATGCGCGTCGGGACGCGCGGCAGATCGACGATGGTCCGCGTCAGGTTGCTGACGGAGAACGCGTCGTCGTTGAAGATGTCGAGAGTTGCCATGCTGTTTGCTCCTTGTCGCGGGGGCGATTACTTGGTCGTGGCCTTGCCGCGAACGCGGATGCCCTTGGCGGCGAGGTCGGCCTCGCCGTTCGCGTTCAGCCCGGTCAGCGCGGCGCGGACGACCTCGCAGTCGCGGACGAACATCACCGCCTTCACGTCGCCGCTGCCGGCGGGCTGGGCGGTGTAGAGGATGCCGCTCGCGACTTCCGAGCCGTCGGTCCCCACGTCGTCGTACGGCACCCATTTGCCCGTCGCGGTCAGTTGCGACATGACGGTGCCCGACTTGATCGCCGTCGCACCGACGGTGACGGTGACCTCCTCGCGCGACAGGAAGCCGTTCGCCTCGGACAGCACGAACTCTTCGATGCGCGGGACTTGATTCAGACTGTTCATTTCGAGGTTCCTTTGCTACGGACCTTGTGAGTGGCCCACATGGTGGCGGTGGTCGCCGGCTTGCCCGACGCCGCAGCCGGCGCGGAGTTCGTGCTTCGAGGCGCGGAGTCCGTGTGCGTGCGCTCGTCCTCCCTCGCCATCGATTGGATGAGCATCTCGCGCACGTTCTGCACGCTCTTGCCGGCGCGGATCCAGGCGTCGGCCGAGTTCGGCTGCTTCGCGAGCGCGCACAGCGACCGGATCTCGCGGGCCGCCTCGACGCGGGCCGACACCTCGGTGACGTTGGCGCAGGCGAGCGCCCAGGTGGCGCCGTACTCAGGGAAGCCCGCCGAAGCGGCGGCCTCGACGATCTGCTCCGACATCAGCGGCTCGGGTTCCTGGCTCGCCTCGGGCGCCGGGGGCGGCTCCGCGCTCGCCTCGGGCGCGGGCGGCTCGGGCGCGGGCGGCTCGACCTTCGCACGGGCCGCAGCGAACACCGCCTTGACCGCCTCGGGCAGATCCGCCCGCGCCATGTCGAAGCTCGCCTGGATCAGCACGTCGTCGACCACCTCGGTCGCGAAGCCCTTCTCCAAGGCTTCGTCAGCGGTCAGCCAGGTGTCCTTCGCGAGCAGCGGGTCGAGTTCGTCCTCGGACATTCCGGTGCGGGTCGCGTAGGTCGCGCGCAAGCTCGCGCCGAATTTGTCGAGCGTGTCGGCAGTTTCTCGGAGCGCGTCCGCATTGCCGGCGGCGACGGTCCACGGGTTGTGGATCATCAGAAACGTGTTCTTCGGCATGACGATCCGATCGCCCGCCATCGCGATCAGCGACGCCGCGCTGGCCGCCACGCCCATGACCGTCACCACGACTTCTTTGCCGCTGGCACGGAGCGCGTTGTAGATCGACAGGCCGGCGAACATGTCGCCGCCGGGCGAGTTGATCTCGACGTTCAGCGTCTTCGCCTTCACGGCGCCCAGGTCGCGGACGAAGTCCTTCGCCTGGACACCCCAAAAGCCGATCTCGTCGAAGATCGACAGGGTGGCCGGCTTGTCGTCCGACGCGAGGTTGCTGAACTGAAAGCAGGGTCGCATTTAGCGTTCCTTCGTTTGCAAGTGCGAATATATGCGAACCGTCTTTAGCGCAGTTGCGGCGAGATTTCAGACGATTCCAGGCACTTAGCCCGGCGCTCGACGTTGCGCTTCCACACCCCGGCGCAGATGCGATTGCCGGGCACGGAGCAGTCGTAGCCGCCGCTGAAGCGATAGAGGAGGTACGCCTCGCACGACTCGGCGTATCGACCCGCGTTGATGTGCCGGACCATCGAACTGCGGCACGTCGCAGGGGCACCGTACTGGTAGGCGAAGCTCACCAGCACGTCGTATTCGCCCTGCGTCATCGGCCCGGTCACGCACGCCTTCAGCCCGGCTTCGTCGCGCGCGATGTGCGCGGCGCTGCGAGCAACGGCCTTCGGCGGCGTGATCGTGTCACCCATCTGCACGGGCGAGCCGTCGTCCCGGAACGTCGATCCAAACCCCACCGTTGGACGATCGTTCTTCGTCGGGACGACGGCTCTATCCGTGTAGCCCTCGTCTACCACGATGGCGACGAAGCCCGCCGCCGACAGCGACAGCGCCGCGATGACGAGCCGGGGCTTGTTCACTGCATCATGCCCATGCGGTGTTCGTGTTCGACCCGCTCGCGCTCGGCGGCTTCGCGCTTGAGGCGGATTTCCTCGTTCGTGAGCTTGTGCTTGTAGTACCAGTTCACGAAGAAACCGCCGACGCCGACGATCATGCCGATCAGCACAGCGAACTCGGACGAGAGCATCCACCCGAAGATGGTCATGCTCGCGCCCGTGTAGGTCGCCTTGCTGCCCGCAGCGGATAGTGCTGTGTCGACAGCGTGCTGTTGTGCAGTCGAGTCCACCACCTCACTCCTTCGAGAAGGTGGCATCCTCGCTCGGAGCCGCTTCGACCATAATCTGCTGGGTGGTGACCTCGCCCGTCTCCTCGTTGACGTACGACTCGGACAGCCACTTGTCGCCGTTCTCGTCGAGGAAGAGGATCTCGCCGGTTTTCGTGAGCGCCATGATCAGAACCCTTTGATGAGCAGGTAGGTGAGCGTCGCGCCCGTACCAGCGGTGCTGACGCGACCGCGAACCAGTTGCGACTGCACGTTGTTCACGGTCAGTTGGACGGTCGAGCCGACCGTGCCGGCGAGCGCGGCGCCGATGGCATACCACGTCACGCCGTTGTCGTCGGAGCCTTCGAGTTGGATCGACGGCGCGGTGCCGCCGGCCGCGAGCGCGAGGACCGCCTGGACGTTTCGGCAGTTCTGCACGTTCAGCGACGCGGTCGCCTGGTTCAGCGTGTTCACCGCCAGCGCGCGGTCGATCAGTTGCCGGATCAGCGGCACGTCGTCGCTCGACTGGAGGCGGTTCACCGCTCGGGTGAAGCTCGGCGTCGAGCCGCCCAGCGTCTGCACATAGCGCACGCGGTTGCCGGTAAGCGGGAGCTTCGGGCTGCGGTAGATGCCGACAGCGGTGATCCTGGGAAAGTCGTAGACCTTGAACCAGTTCGTACCCGCGTCGTCGCTCTCTTCGACGGAGAAGTCGAGCGTCGGGTTCGTACCCGTGACGACCGTCACCGGAATGTTGACCTCGTAGCTCGTACCGAAGGTCGGCGTGAACGCAGCGGTCGTGGCGGTCGCGGCGAGCGCGGCCGAGGCCACGTCCGCGACGGTACCGGGAATGTTCAAGTTCGCGGCGGTGACGGCGGCGACCGTGGTGACCGTGGTGACCGTCGTCACCGTGCCGGACGAAACCGTGACCGCTGCCGTGCCACCTTGGAGAACGGCGGGGATGGCGCCGGCCGAATCGGTCGCGGGGCGCGGGATGTGTTCGACGCGCTGGCGTTCGTAGTCGAAGATCCGCACGAACGACAGGCGGAAGTCCGTGCGCCGCACGACCGCGCCACCGGCCGCCGCGCTGAAGTCCGCAGGCCACGTCTGCCCAGGCAGCGCGACGAGCGTCAGCGCAGTGGTCGCTTGGTTGGCGACCTTCCACGTTCCGTCGACACCGAGCAGGGTACCGTTCGTGGTGTTCGTGCAGCCCACGACTTCGACGAGGTCACCGATGGACATCGCCCAGTTGCCACTGCCCGTCAGCACCAGTTGTCGCTGCCCGTCCGCCAGCGTCGACAGCGCGACGTTCGTCACGGTCTGCGCCTGGGCGCCGAGCGCCGACATGAGGTTGCCACCTTGAACCTTGGCGACGAAGCCACCGTAGGCGACACCCGTCGTGCCGGTGCCGATCACAGCGGTGAACGTCGTGGCGTCGACCACCGTCACCGCAGTCGCGGTCGCCAGGTTCGGGAACGCCGCCGCCGCGCTGCTGCTGGAGCCGAAGTAGTTGACGAGGTCGCCGGTCGCGAGTCCGTGCGGCGTGGCCGTGACGAATGTGCCGGTGGTCGTGCCGGACTTCGTAACGGAGGTCACCTTCGCGCTGATCACCGACAGCGACTTGTTGTTGATCGCGCGCAGCCGGAACTTGTACGACTTGTCCGGCGTCGGGCAGACCTGAGTGCGCAGCAGGCGACCCGTGCTTTGCGTCAGCGAGTCGACCGCAGCGTCGTGCCACTGCACGCGGTCCGCTTGCATCGTCATGCGGTACTCGGTCGTCGGCGCGAACGAGTACGCATACGCAGCCGTCGCACCAGCGAGTTGCACCGATGCCGTGGTGCCGACGGTGACCGCGTGCGCGCCACCGATCACACCCGACGGCAGCGCGTCACCCGACTCGGAGCGGACGTAGAGGTTCGCCTGGGTGGCGGTCGCCGTCTCGAAAATCTGCGAGATCGCGTCTTGCGCGCGACCGAAACGCTCGCGGTTGTAGACGAAGCCGGAATTGTTGACGGTCGCGATGGTGCCGGTGGCGACCGTACAGGTGAACTGCGTCGGAGACGGCGTGGTCGCGACGACGAGGTTGGGGTAGTTGGCGGCGAGGTTCGAGCAGTCGCGAATGCCGATGCAGCGACCGACGGTCAGGCCGTGCGGCAGCGTCGTGTTCACCGTCAGAACCGTGGTGGTCTGCGACAGCGACGCGATGGCGAGATCAGCGGCCTCGGGCAGAGTCGCATCGGTCGAGACGACCTCGACCGAGAACTCCTGGCCGACCGTCCGCTGGCTCATCGACGCGCCGAAGGCGATGTCGATGGGCAAATCGAAGGTGATCGCAGTCTCCACGTCGGTGCGCGTGCCCGCATCGAACGGGGACTTGGACACGACGAGGTAGCTCGCGGCGGCGGTGTTTCCGTCTAGCATGACGATGTCACCATTGGCTTTCGTCTCCAGCCAGCGGCCACCCGTGTTCGGCACGTACTCCTCGAACGCCTCGCGGAACTTCGTCGTGATGTTCTGCGAGATCACGTCCACCGCTTCCGAGCGAAGCTGGGCGTTCGTCAGCGGACCCGTGACGGGCACGGCGCCGCCGACGAGGGCCGGGGTCTTCGCGTCGATGGAACCGATGCCCGCGACCGCCGGGCCGTCGGCGGCCAGCGTAGCGCGCAGCGTGTTCGCGTCGGCGTTGCCCACACCCCGGCTGTAGTTCGGCGCGGTCGGAACGGCGGCGGCGCGCAGTTGCGCGTCGGTCAGCCCAGTCGATACGACGGGTTCGAGGTTCGCCAGGTTCGGCGCGTTCGCGAGGTCGACGCCCGTCGAATGGTTGCGCCACAGCACGGCTACGGTCGTCGGCGTGCTGGTCACGTCGATCACCTGAGCCTGCGTGATCAGATCGCCCACGGTCGCGCCCGTGAACGCGGTCTTCACGCGGTAGGTGAGCATGACGATCTCGCGGTCGATGGTGCTGCCACCACCGCCGCCACCGCCGCCTGCCGTTTGGAGCGTGCCGTCGGCCGCGACCTTCAGCGGAATCGGCTCACCGCCTGCGGTCAGGCCGTAGACGAGAACGAGATCGTTGACTTGGTTCATGCTGATGTCCGTGTGAGAGTCGCGCGGAGTCCGCTGCGGTTACTGCTGCGAACCCGGATCGTTCGGGTCTTGGGGGTCTGCGGGATCGGTGGGATCGGTGGGGTCGGTGGCCGGATCGGCAGCGAGATCGGCTGGGTCGACGCTCAGACCCAGTTCCTCCTCGCGTTCCTTGTCGGCCGCGCGTTCCGCATCGACTTCGTCGGGGTCGTCGCCGCGCTCGCCGATGACGCTCGAACGACTGCGGAAGCCGGCCTGCACTTCCATCTGCTTGCCCTGCGGGTCTTGGACCGGATGGATGTAGGCCCACCCGTGCGGCGCCCATTCGGCGCGGCGCACGGCGTCGAATTCCGCCTGCGCGATGGCACCGATCAGCGTCGCGGCCTCGGCGAACCAGCGCATCACAGGCACGCACAGCATGGGGATTACGATCTGCCACTGGCGCTGCTCGGCCAGGCGGCGGAACTCGTTGATCAGCACGCGCAGCGTGCGATCCGACACGTCCTTGATGTCGCCCGAGAACACCTCGTACGGCAGGCCGGTCGCGGCGGACGTGCCCAGGTGCTGCGTCCGCATGTAGTCGCTGTAGGTCGTGCCGGCCTCGGGCGGGTTCGACCACTGCACCTCTTGCCCGTCGTCGAGTTCCTGCACCAGGCCCGGCTGAAGGCCCACCAGCGGCCTGCCTTCGTCGTCCTGCTCGGTACCCTGCCCGGTCATGCCGTGCAGATCCTCGTCGCCCGTGATCGGCGGGAGCTTGCGCGAGATGAACGCGACGATTAGGTTCGCCAGTTGCTGACGGGTCAGCGTCGCGTCGTCGTAATCTTCGATGGTCCGCAGGCGCGCGAGAACCGGCGCGAGCATCGACACGCCGCGCACCTGGCCCGGTCGCAGCGGCTCGAAGATGTGACACATCTCACTCGCCGGAACGCGCACCAGCGAGTCGGGCGTTGCGGACGACAGCATCGCGCCGTCGCCGGGATGCTCCTTGTAGACCCAGTAGGCGATGCGGCGTCCGCGCTTGTTGAACTCGATTCCGCTGCGGATGAAGTTGCCCTGCGGCAGACCCTGGTAGGCCGTCGCGTCGAGCATCGGCACCATCTCAGGTTCGAGCATCTGAAGCTGCATCGGCACCGCCAGTCCCTCGTCGAGGAACCGCGAGCGCCGACGCACGAACACCTCACCCGCGTCGAGCCAGGTGCGAACGGCCAGCGTCTGCTGCCCGTAGAAGTTCAGCACGCCGTCCGCGTCGGACTGCTGCACGAAGTCCTTCCACAGGTCGGTGATCTCGGCCTTGCGGGTGGCGGACGTGATTCGCTTGAAGCGCGGCGTGATCCCGATGCCGACGAGGCTCGTCGACCATTTCTGCACGGCGCTCGCGCCGCTCCAGTCGTTGCGACTGGAGTCCCGCGACCTGTCGCGGATCTTCTGCAAGCCCGAGAGCGCACGGTTGGGGCCGCTCGAACCGGGGTTCCAGCCGGCCATGCGCCGGCCGCTGCCGGCAGCGTTGTAGCGCGCCCGCACGCCGAGCTTGGAGGTGCCTTGCACACCTTCCTGGCCGCCCTGCTGACCCTTCAGCGCATCGACGACCGCGCGCGTGATCAGCGTTTCGACCTTGGGCGGTCGACCACGGGCCGCCACGTCAGAACCCCTTGCCGGACTGGTACAGCAGGGTCTGCTTCGCGCGCCGCTTCCCCGTCGTCTGCGCGGTCTGCGCGGACAACTGGGTCTGCATGTCGTTGCGGGCCTTGATGAGGCTCTCGGTCGTGTTGTAGATGACCGTCTGCCCGCCGATGGTCACGCTGCGCGTACCGCTCGCGATGGCGCGATTGAGGCTGTCGATATCGGACTGGGTGACCGGCATGGGCCGGATTATGGCTCGCGCTTTAGCAAGCACGCGTGCGGCGGAATTTCCAGCTTTATTTCGCGCGTTAAGCGCGAAAAATCACCTACCGCAGGTACGGGCTGACGGCAGACCGGCGCGGCCGGCGCCCGGTCGGGTTCACGATCCGCACGGGGCGAGGCTCGACGGGCTGCTCGACGGCCTCGTTCTCCTTCATTTCGCGCCGCTCCTCGCTGGTCACGACCAGCGAGTTCATCTCCAACGGGGCGATCCACGCCGGAACCGCGTTCCAGTCACGGATCTTGTCGAGGCCCAGGCGCAGCATTCCGGCGCGGATCATCCGGCACAGGTCGAAGCTCTCGTTTCGCTTGCGGATCTGATGCCACCGGCCGTCCTTGCCCCGCTGCTCGGCTTTAAGCTCGTCGAAGAACGCCTGCGGAAGCCACCCCTCGGGGTTCTGCGTCGCGTGCTTGGGACGCGGGAAGTGGATGTAGCCCGGCCCCGGCGTCGCGCGGCGCAGGCCGGCGTCCACGCCGTCGGACAGCAGGTTCGGGTTGCACAGGTACAGGGGCACGTCGCCCTTGTCCTTCGCGCCACGCTTTCCGACGCGCGATAGCTTGAGGATGGGCGCGTTGGGCGTATTCGCGCCCTTGTAGAGCATGACGCGGTCCGCCATGTCCTCGGATCGCACGCGGCGGAACCACCCGTAAGCGTTCGCGGTCGCGCCGTCCTCGCCGCCCGTGTCGACGACCAGCAGGCGCAGCTTGATCTCGCGCCCCTCTTCCGGCGTGCGCCAGGTCGAGCGCAGCAGGCGCTCGGTCAGCACGTCCCAGTCTTCCGCGTAGGTGGCGGGGTCGATCGGTGCCTTGTCCTGCCCCATGCCCTCGCGATTCGAGTGCCGGATCTCGAATCGGTCGACGAGCCACTGCTCCATGTGCGGGCCGACGGCGTGGATCTGCACGACGAACCGCGCCGTCGAGCCGCCCTGCACGTCGACTGCCGCGACGACGCACCGCGTGTCGGCCGGCACCACGTAGCGCACTAGGCCGTCGTCGGGGCGGTCTTCGAGCGGCTTCGCGCGCCCGCTGGCCTCGACGAGGTGCCGGCTCATGTACGGCATCGCCTGGTCGGTGTTCGTCGTCGCCTTGAGCGTCTCTTCCGAGCCGGTCAGCGCGTAGTCCTGCAACCCCTGGAGGTAGCGCAGCACCAGCGATTCCCACGACTGGTACGCCGCCGCGACGCCACCCAGCCAGTAGCCGGCGATCTTCGCGCTCGGCTCGGGGCCGACGATTTCGCCCTGCGGCGTCACGATGCAGTTGTCCGGCACCCACAGGCCGCCAGCGTTCAGCGACATCTTGTGCGAGTACGGGATCTCGACCGCGCACGACGGGCAGATGATTCGCCGGCCGTAGTGCCGCGCGAGCGCGCGAAGGTCGGAGGTCCGGACCACTTCGTTCAGTTCGCGGTCGTCGGGTAGGTTGAACAGCCCGAGGCCCGGCCGCGCCTCGAAGTGGTCATTGCAGTCGGGGCATTGCCAGTACCAGCGGCGCCGATCGCTGCGGTTGTAGATGCCCAGGACGCCGGTCACGGGCGGCGCTTCGTGCGCGGTCGCAGCGCGCCAGTTCGGGTCTTCCCATTCGATGCCCGGCGACGACTCGACGAGCGCCATTCCGCGCGACAGGAAGGTCGTCGTGCGCTTCAGCGCGAGCGAGAAGAGCGGCCCCTCCCCGTCCACGTTCTCCGCGTTCGGGATCCGGTCGAGGTCGGTGATCGCGACGTAGCGGTAGGTCGATCCGGAGACGTTCGAGACGGTCGGCCAGGCCACCCGGACCCACATCCCATGCTTGAACATGATGTCGTGGGTGTTCCGGTCCGCCGACGAGCTACTGAGCATCTCCTTGATCGCCGGGCTGTTGTCGATCGCCCGTGCGAGGTCGGTCTTCGAGAATTCGCGCGCCTTGTCTTGCGTCATCGACAGGAACAGGAAGTCGCCGGGGTCGCAGACGACCGCGTGCGCCATCCAGCCGAGCAGCAGCGAAAGCGTCTTGCCGACGCGCGCCGGGCCGGCGAAGCACACCGCTTCGTGGCGCCTGCTGGCGAGCATGTCCATCGGCTCGACCATGTACGGCGTCTCCGTGGCGCTCCACGGGCCGCCGGCCATGCCGGGCTGCTTGACGATGAGGAACTTCGCAGCCGCGTCCGCGACGCTGGTCGCCTGGGGCGGCTTGAATGCGAGGTACGCGGACGCGAGATCGCTCAGTGCGAGCGCGTAATGCTCGTCGAACATCAGTCGTCCGTGAGCATCCGGAGGTCGCGAGCGGCGTCGGCGAGCGTGTCGGCGAGGATCGCGTCGACCTTGGCGCACACGTCCGGCGCCACGCCCTGCCGTTCGAGGTTATCGCCGACGGATCGCAGGGTCTGAGCGACGGCGGACATGATCGTGGTCGACGCCTGCCGCACGGAGTCGCGCGAGACGTACTCGCCGCTCTTGATGCGGAACTGAAGCTCATGCATGTCGGCCAGCGCGGCCTCTTTTCGCGCCTTGGCCTTCTCGAAGTCGATGATCCGCTCGGGTTTCTCGTAGGCGCCAGCCTTGCGCCCGGCGCCCGGCCGCGCGCCGCCGCGACCGTCCACGCGGTCCAGCACCTCGAAGCCTTCGTAGAACAGATCCTCGTTGCCGTTCATCGGCCCGATTGTTTCGCATTCGCCAACCGTTGGCAAGCGCGAAACGATTCAGACCTCGAAAATCTCAAAACTCGCGAGCATCGGGCCTCAGCGGTCCCGCACGTTCGCGGGCGCTCGCAGGGTCCCCGGCGGCGCGCGGCCCGTTGCCTCGGGTCGCATCGGCACCACGGGCACAGCACTAGTCGCGTGCCCAGGGCGAGGCACAGCAGCAGCAGCAGCAGCAGCAGCAGCAGCAGCAGCAGCAGCAGCAGCAGCAGCAGCAGCAGCAGCACCACCACCACCACCACCACCACCACAGCAGCACCACCACAGCAGCACCACCACAGCAGCACAGCACCGCAGCAGCACAGCAGCACAGCAGCACAGCAGCACCACCACGGGCCGCACTAGGTACGTGCCCAGGGCGAGGCACTGCTAGTCCCTCCAGTCCCTCCAGTCCCTCCAGTCCCTCCAGTCCCTCCAGTCCCTCCAGTCCCTCCAGTCCCTCCAGAGCGGCCCGAGTCCGTGCCATCCGAAGCACCACCGGACCGCACTAGGTACGTGCCCAGGGCGAGGCACTGCGAACGAATGCCGTTCGTGCGCCGACGAACGGTAGGCAGAGTGTGCGAAAAGTCTCGATTCCGTATTACCGTGCGTGCTAAAGTTTCGCATCGGCTAACGCAACGGACCCGACGCCATGCAAACGCTCCCCACGTACTACCGTCCCGCTTCCCTTTTTTCGGTCGACACCAATCCGAAAACGCTAAAAGGTCAAAAATACGGGTTCAAAACGGCCGTGCTGTATATGGCGCCGGCGGACCTTTCGGGCGTGAATCTATGCCCTATGGCATTCGTCGCAAAATGCGATGTCGCGTGCCTGAATACCGCAGGCAATCCCGCATATGCGGAAACGAAGCGGCGCGGCCGACTGAACAAGGCACATTATTTCCTGTCGGACCGCGTCGGTTTCATGCGACAGGTAGCACGGGAAATCGCACGGACCGCGCGTAAGGTTTCCGCCGAGGGATTTAAACTCCTCGTCCGTTTGAACGGCACGACCGACATTCGCTGGGAATTGATTCCCGTTGACGTTGACGCGAAAACCGCAAAGGCAATCGGCGTGCCGTCGGGAGTCTATCCGAGCATTTTCGCGGTTTTCCCGGACGTGCAATTTTACGATTACACTAAGATTCCGAATCGGCACAGCCTGCCGACGAATTATGACCTTACGTTTTCCTATTCGGGCGTCGCGGCATTCGCGAAACATGTCGACCGCGCGCGGTCGGCCGGAATGCGGATTGCGGTAGTCTTCCGCAGCAAAAAAGACATTCCCGAGTCTTTTATCGGTATGGAATGTGTCGACGGGGACGATTCGGACATCCGACATCTTGACCCGCGCGGGGTCGTCGTCGCGCTGTATGCCAAAGGCAAAGCGAAAAACGATGCATCGGGTTTCGTCGTCGATTCCCCGAAGCGTACCGGCCGGATCATTCCGATTCTCGCAGCGTGAAAATGCAAACATATTCCGCCGATGTCTTGACGCGCGCCCGACTAGAATTGTCGGCGGGAGTGTGCGCAATCATGCGGGCCGATCGCGCTACGCTTTCCGCATATTTCGGCGATTACTCGGGCGATTACTCGGGCGAATCCTTGACCGGCAAAACCGACGAAGAAATCCGCGCGCTATGCTTGGATTTCGTGCGGGAAGAATGTTTCTCATTCGGTATCCACTGCGCGGATATCGGACTTTAATAGGTGAATCAATGAAACCTTTCGCGACCCTCGCCGATGCGCCGAAAATCGCGCGTCAATTCGTGCTGAATCTGATCGACGATATCGGGGCCGGTAAAATCCCGTTGGTCGTCTATCGCAATAGCAAAGAATCGGACCCGAATGTTTGCCATTCGCAGGATTTTTGCGACGCTAATATGACGATGGATTCGGCATTCTCTGACTGCGGATTTGCCTGCGGATCGGACGCATTCGACGGCACCAAAACCGACGAAGAAATCGAAGCAATTTACGATCGGATTTCCCCGGTATGGAATGCCGCATGGGCACTCGCCAAAGCGGCAGAATTCGACCATTCTCGAATCGACGACAAATGAAAGACATTCGGGAAGCATCGGACGCGGAAATCCGCGCGGAAATCGCACGCTTTCAGAGTCAGCAAAAACGCTATCCCGCGACGAGTCCAATTCATGCGGAAATCGGCGCGCGACTATTGGCGCCGCTATTCGCTGAAATGGCGCGCCGAGCTAGCGCATCGGGTCCGACGACCCTGCGCTAGGCTATGCGTTATTCCCTTCCGGATATAGCGGCAACGGGACCGCCTACGGGCCGCAGGATCGGCCGCTCGGGGCCGCTGCGCCGTCGCGCCGCTGTGCCGTCCGCCGGACCGCCTACGGGCCGCGTGATCGGCCGCTCGGGGCCGCTGCGCCGTCGCGCCGCTGTGCCGTCCGCCGGACCGCCTACGGGCCGCGTGATCGGCCGCTCGGGGCCGCTGCGCCGTCGCGCCGACGGGCCGGCGCCGGTCCCGCGCGCCCGTTTTTCCGCTCGCAGACGGGTCGCTCGAAAACTTTTTTGCCCCCGGCAATTCTGCCGGCCGAAGGCGCCTGCCAGCCTACCACCTGGCTACCACAGCACAGCTACACCTGTCGACCCCAGGGGTAGCACCCCCCGGCCGTTCGTTTTTTATTTCCAACTGTGAAGTCGCATTGCATAGTTCGCGGCCGACTCCTGAGCCAGCGCGGGCACCGGGAGCTGCCGGGTGTCGACCACCGCCGACCTTCACCCTGGACCAAGAACCGACAATGCAGGATTGCGGACGCCCCGACTCGTTTCCATCTCAATGTGAGGACGCTCTCACCAGCGTCACCCTATCCTTCGAAATCGCGGCGATGCTCCACATCTGCCGTTCGTCGCTCTCGCAGCTAGAGGCTCGGCTCGGTGTCGATCTCAACCGGCTACACACGCTGGTGGAGGACTGCGCTGCAACCTACTGCCTCGCAAACAGCGTCCCGCTCGAATCGTTGCATCTGTCCAGGGTCGCCATCGTCCACCAGGTCGACGCAATGATCCACGTCGATGAGCAGTGGAAAGATTTGCCAAACCGACACTGAGATAAAGCACTGACGCATGTGAGCCGCACCGAATCGAATCAGAAATGAAAAGTTTGTGTCTTTACTTGTACAGTTCCCTTGATTTGACTAGCCAATCGGAGTTAGTTGCGACGCATTGCCCCTACGCTCTAGGTTAGCATTTGCTTAACTTTTAAGCGCATGGTCGCATCGCGTAGTGCTTGACAAACGCTCCGGGTTTCGTACAAACGCTGGTGATCAACATGCATCGAAGCTGACCTCGAACCGCTGCCAGGTTCGAGGTCAACTCCGACCGCAGACTGTGCGCGCAGGCGCTACACAACGAATTCGACACCCGTTTTTGCAGGGCATTTTGCAGGGCATTTTTCCAGGCAATTTTTGCCCCTATTTTTGTCACGCGTTATTCCTCGGTCTTCCGGCCCTTCGGGACCACCGGCTCTAGCAGACCGAGCGCCTCCAGTTCCCGCGCGACTTGCATGATGCGTCGATCCGACTGACGCAGGCTGCGGGAAATCTCGCGCACCTCGAATCCCTGCTGGAGCATCCGCATGATGAGCCGGTAGTTCGAGTCTCGCTCGTACGCTGCGAGGCGCGGCACGGCAATCCGCTGACCGCCCCACTCTTTCGACAGCTTTTGTGCCAGCGACAAGCCGATGAGCTTGACGATCGTCTGATCCTCGTTCACCTCCAGTGGCACGTACATATTCACGGCGTCGCCGTACCAGGCCGCGAGCCGGACGGTGGCGCTGAACCCGATCACGGCCGACAGGTCGTCGAGCGTGTTTCCCTTCAGTTCCAT